ATGCAGGATTATGATGCTGAATTACGGGAAAGCAGAGTCCAAACGCTGATCGAAGAATCAGGCATAGGAAGCCGCTATAAAAAACAGAGCTGGGATGATTTCAATATCTATAATGAAGAATTGAAAAACAATGTCCAGAAAATAAAAGACTTTATAACAGCTTTGAGCGAGGGGCAGAACAGGAGTTTGTGGCTCTGCGGCGGGTGCGGAACTGGAAAGACCTTTCTTGCCTGTCTTATCATAAAAGAAGTGACGAGAGCAACGGCCAGAAGGTGCAGATATGTCAAGGCGTATCAGCTTATCAATATGATTGAGGCTTCCGGTTTAAACAGGCAGGAGATTCTTGATAAATATTCTTACTGTTATCTGCTTGTAATAGACGAGGTGGCCGACACTTTTAATTCCATAACAAAAGAACAGAGCATACTTTGGCAGATATTGAACGAAAGATACGAAAGCAAATTGCCAGTAGTGATTGTTTCCAACCTGTCAAAAGATGAGCTTGCCCGGTTTATGGGAAGCAAGCTCGTAGACAGATTTATGGAAAACTGTTCGTCTGTCAATTTTACAGAAACAGGGAGCTACCGTGGAAAGAGGAGAAATACCAATGAATGAGATCACAGCAGATGCAGCATCTTATTTAAGGGATGCAGTTATATTTTCCAAATACGAGGACTGCGAGGATGATTATAAATATTGTCTTCGCGAGTATAACAAGCTGATCAATGAGCTAAAGAAACAGGACAAAGAATGAGGGGCGTACATTTTGTAAGGGTTCTGGCAATGAATATCAGAACTGGCAAAGATATGATGTTCTGCAATATATGGGAGGCCTCCGCCGCTCTGAAAATAAGCGTTTCATGGTTAAGACAGCTCATCAAGACAGGCAACGCCTCAAGTGACGGATGGACTATTGATTATTTATAAGAGGGGTAAAGAATGTTTGCAAAAAAGACCAAAGGATTTATAGGCGATGCAATCAGGGCAGAGTATGACAATGCTAAAGAGCATCATGGTGATAACTATAGGAATATGAATGAGGCTTGGGGTGTACTTGCAGAAGAAGTGTACGAAAGTAAAAAAGCGTTCAAGGCAATGAAAAACAATAGCACCACTTTATTTCTTGCCATAGCTAAGGGATTAAACAAGAAAGAGAAAGAAGATACTATCAGGGTTTGTTTTGCTAATGCTATGCAACTTGCAATGGAAGCCTGCCAAGTAGCAGCCGTTTGTCAAAAAATGCTTGACGGAGTAAAAGAGTGCTGACATTTAACCTAAAAAAAGAGTGGTACGAGAAGATTCGCAGAGGAGAGAAGACTATTGAGTATCGGGAAGCGAAGCCATATTGGAATAAGCGTATACACAATGCTGTAATGGCTGAGTTCGGACGGGTGAACAAAATGGAAGTGCACCTGCCTGTGGAGGCGTCCATGAAGATGCTGGAAAATGTAGACCCTATATGGTTTGAGCCAAAGGATAATGTAATCCTGCCTTGTAGTCTGCGTTGTGGTTATACCTTACGGCAGATAAGAGCAAAGATTATCAAGATAGAATATTTGAAAACAGGTATTAATACAGACTTACATATAGATAAGCCTGTATTTGCGATACATCTGGCAGACTTGAGGTAGCAAGGATGAGTAATATCGCCTACAACATAGACTGCATGGAATATATAAAGACTATCCCTGACAAGTATTTTGACTTGGCTGTAGTAGACCCACCATACGGAGGAGGCTCAAGAGAGAGAGAGAGAGAGAGACGGGCTGCACGGCGGAATTGCGGACTTTGAAAGCAGGAAGCGTTCCCGGTTCGGGGGGTTGTTTGACAAGTACCATATCTGCGAGCAGGACAGGGGGAACATGGGCGGCGAAGTACAGCCACCAAGGGGGTGTCTTTAGCGAGGGCATACCTGCCCCGGATATAAGCGCACACAGGCAGTCAGACTTTGGAGGACAGCACAAGAACTATAAGACTGTCTATGGTGGCGGCGACATCAGGCATTGGGATATAGCCCCGGGCAAGGAGTATTTTGACGAGCTGGCGAGAGTGAGCAAAAACCAGATTATATGGGGTGGTAATTACTTTGACCTGCCGCCGACAAGGTGCTTTCTGATATGGCGGAAGCTGTCAATCGGAGAGAACTTCACTATGGCTATGGTTGAGTATGCGTGGACGAGCTTTAATGATAACGCCAAGTGCTTTGAGCATACGCCGCAAGGAACAAAGGATGATGAGAGATTTCACCCGACACAGAAGCCGATTGCCCTTTACGAGTGGATATACAAGAGATACGCCAAGAAAGGTGACAAGATACTTGATACCCACATGGGAAGCGGGTCAAGCAGGATAGCAGCCTATCACATGGGACTTGATTATGTGGGGTGCGAGATAGACAAGGTGTATTTCGACCTACAGGAAAAGCGGTTTGCAAAGGTTGTTGATGAAGATGCTCTGTTCACGGGTGCAGGGGAACAGCTTCAGTTTGATTTTGAATAAGTCCGACAAGTTGAGTTGTTCGGAAATTCCGAACAGTTGAGAAAAAAATATCATTTTCGTGACGCTACGAAATTGATTGATAAGGAGTGAGTATGAGACTGACAGATGCTGACAAAGTATTAGAAGAATGGGATGAAAGAACAGATGACCACCTAATAACTGATAGTGAGTTCCATAGAATGATTAATGAGGATTTGCCTCTTATCGAGTTGGGTTGGCACTATCCTTCAAAGGGAGAATACCCACCCGTTGGTGAGTTTGACGCAACATCACACCTCGTTCTTGTTTTTTGGTGGAGTACCGACTGCAATGGCAAGAAGGCAAAAGTGTACGGACTGGATAGGTGGTGCGAGCAACACAAGGAATGGGATAATTACCCACAACGCCCGATAGCGTGGCAGCCATTGCCGGAGCCACCGAAGGAGGAAGCATGACTGAGAAGCTTAAAAAGTGTCCATTCTGTGGGGAAGAAGCTATAGAGTATAAGAATATTCTGTATGTCGGCATAATGTGCATGTCATGTGGTGCAAAAATTGAGAAGCTAAGAGGCATTTATGTAAAAGATTACATTAAAGAAAGTGCGGATATAACTAAGGCATGGAACAGGAGAGCAGAATGACAGAGTTTGTAAAAGAAGTGCTTGAACACATAGAGGGGAACTCGACCAAATGCCCTTACTGTGGGATGCCGATAGTAACTAAAATTATGGGGTATCCCATCGAAGATTTACTTGTTCTGTTGGAGAGTTTGAGGCTGAATGGCATAAGACCCGAACAAATAACAGAGCATACACTTGATATTAAGCTGGCACAAAATGCAGTTATGAACGGATTGAAAGAACAGGTATTAAAGATGTTCGAGGGGAGAGCAGAATGAATGTTGTTGAATTTGTGGATGCTGTCCGCAGAATGAGGGCGGCACAGAAGCAATACTTCAAGACTAAAGACTATGCTTCACTACGCGAGGCAAAGAAATTGGAAGCAGAAGTTGACAAGCTGCTGAAAAGCGTAGAGCCAGACGAGCAGCTAAAGCTGGATTTTTAGGAGAGTGGAAGCATGACAATAGATGAAGCGATTGAACATTGCGAAAATACCGCTTGTCGACTTGGATTTACTGAGTGCGGTAAAGATCACCGTCAACTGGCTGAGTGGTTGAAAGAACTAAAAGAGCTGCGCGAAGATATTCAGGCAATAGAGCGGCTGTCTGATTACCGTTATGAGGAAAATAGGAGTCTGAAAAACGAGCTGGATTTATTCCGCAGGCGTTATCCAGATAGGGGCGAGTTGCCGCATGTTGGAACAACAGTATTAGTCTGCTGGTTTTTGAAGGATTATATTGAATGCACAAGAAATGTTGAAGTTGTAAATTTCGGATTCAATAAAAATGGCATTGCGGTATGGGGATGTTCTGATTTTACACCTTTTGCATGGAAGTACATAGATTTTGGACATATCTCAAGGGATAAGGAACATAATAAATGAGTTTCAAAAAGAAATGGCTTATAGGATATGTGATGTTTCCATGTTTCAAAGTTCGTACCTTGGAAAACGGGATAAGCGCGGAGTTTATTTGCAATAATTTTCTGGCTTGCATATTTGACTGGTTTTTATCGCCCTTTTGGAGCGGGGCGATAGTTGTGACCGGGGAATATGAGGAGGAAGTATGAAAGCGTGGATGTTCCAAAACGACGAAGGTTATGCGTATGTTGTGTTCGCCGAGACCAGGGGCAAGGCAAGAACCTATATACAGAATATGGATTATGCGCCCTTGTATACTTTCATCGAGATTGACGTTAGAAGGTTTCCAGAAGCTGATAAATTCTATGATGGAGAGATTTTTGAGATGGACTGGAACAATCCGGTACATAGACTGTTTTTGATTCAGCACGGTTGGCATTGTATAGACTATCACTCCATAGATGATTGTCGCGAATGTGTTGGTTGTGATATATGCGAGTATTCAAGAGCAGAAGAGGAGGAATATTGAAGTACGTTACATTTCATTGGCATATTTGCGGCGGAGTAAGTAGCCTTAAAGTACATGAGAATAAAGAGGCTGCTATTAAATATTTCAATAAAAATGCTTACAGATATTTTGAGTTAGGGAGAAAGACTAAGATTGATAAATTCCCGGCATCTTATGGCTTTTCTCATAGAAAATTTATGGGAATGTCAAAATATATGTTTGAGAAGAATTTCGGCAAGATTGAAGTCAAGGAGGAATAAAAGGAATGAGGGAAATACTTTTCAGGGGCAAGCGACTGGATAATGGTGATTGGTGCTATGGCTATTATGTGAGTTTGGCTGATTTCAACGGAAATGAACGCCATCGGATATATGAAAGAAAGTCAGAAAGCGAACTTGATGGTGAAGGCCGGATATTTTACCCAGATTATTTTGATGTGGATACAGCTACAATAGGACAATTCACAGGCTTGGTCGATATGCACAAAAACATGATATTCGAAGGCGATATTGTCAAATACGGCAGTTCTATTCACGAGGTTGTTTTCGAAACCCGGAATCAATCAGGGTATTTTGGCATAAGGATTGGCTGCGAAACCTGGCAGTTTCAAGGCAGCGTACCAGCCTGCTTGATGGAGGTTATCGGCAACATCTACGACAACAAGGAGCTGTGTAAAAAGCAATGAAAGCGTGGATTTTTCAAAATGATGAAGGGTTCAGCTTTGTCATATTCGCCGAGACCAAGAATAAAGCCCGGCTGTATGTTCTGGGACAAGACTATGCCGACGGCTATGAGTACATAGAGGTCAAGGTAAGACGCTGGAAAGAGGCCGACAAATATTGGAACGGCAAGGATTGGGAGATGGACTGGGACAACCCGGAACACCGCAGATTCTTGTGCGAGCGTGGCTGGACGTGCAGCGAGGATTACGAGCCAGATGATTGCGAAACCTGTGCAGGCAGGGAGTTCTGTTACAGGTGGCAGAAAAATAACCAAGGAGGAGAAAATGCCAGATTGGAAGTATCCAGAGAGGGGTGAATACCCACAGGAAAGGGACATGAATGTGTCCGACAGATGTGTTATTGCAGAGGTTGGTTGCCCATATGTGCAGGTGGGCTACTATGACTTTGGTTTGCAACAGTGGTTCAAGGACGGGTTTTCTTATCCCGTGCCTGTGTACGCATGGCACTATGACAAGCCGCCGAGGGTAGAAGCGCGAGGATAAGCGTGAGAATAGGCCAGTGGGAGGATTTAGGAACTTTACTTAATTATCCTCATGATGGAATCAACTGTTACCACAGTTATCGGTGCATATTCTGTGGCTGCCTGCATAGGGTTAAGGTTTGCGATGACGGTAAAGCGTTAGCCGCCAACTTTTGCCCTAACTGTGGGCAGGATATGAGGGAGAAAAAATAAGGGATTCATTACGGAGGAATGGAATGCCAAAAGTCATTGATAGAGACAGAGCCGGGTTTGGCTTAAAGAACATGGATTTACAGAGGAGTCTCGATGAGCAAACAATATCCAGATGACCTTAAACCTTGCCCTTTTTGTGGTGAAAAAGTATACGAGGATAGTTGCGACAGACTGATACAGATAGGGTGCGATAAATGTGATTATCACATGCACTTCCCCGGTTTGGTACAGTCTGAAATCAAGACACCTGTGGTTGCGAGTTATTACAAAGGACAGCCAAGCGAATGGTATGACAAAGATGCTCACGAAAAAGCACATGAAAAGTGGAATAGGAGAGTAAATAATGAGTTGTCCGTTTGATTATAAGCCGTTTGCTGAAGAACTTAGACAAATTGAGCCACAAACTCTAATGGAAAAAGAAATACCTATTAAAGACCTAAAGCGGTGCCCTTTCTGTGGGAAAGAGGTAAATATGTACATAAGCCAATGGGCGGATGAATATACAGCATCCGTTACATGCAAGAATTGTGGTGCTGGATTACCATGTCACCACGATAAGAACATAAACAAAGCAAAGCTGCGTATGACAGTAGCATGGAACAGGAGGAGTTATGCCTGATAAATTGAAACCCTGCAAGTGCGGAGCAATGCCTTGGGTGAGAAAGAGTAAATCTTATAGTTACGAAGAACTGATGAGAAAAGAGAATGTTAAGGGACATTTTATGTGGTGGGTTGATTGCTTGAGTTGTGGTAGATTGCTAAGCAATAGATATAACAGTAAAGCCGAGGCTATTGAAGCGTGGAATAAGGATGTGAGCAACTTATGAAAATAAATACAGAGCTTAGGGACTTGATATTTAATACTTTGTTCAAACAACAGGAAAAAGGGTTCTCGTTTTTCCTTAAAGATCAGGCAAAGTCAAGGTGTGTCTTTGTCGATTGCAGCCGGGTAGATAGAGCTATTGGAATCAAGGATGACAAGACCGAATGGGTGGGAGGCCGAGTGGCTGCAGCTAATAGGCTGGCACTTATGAACGTGGATATAGACAGCTTAATAGAGGCTGAAAAAGAGGATAATTTTGAGGGCGTTGATGATATTTGCCCGGAGGCTGATTATGAATAATGATAAAAGTTTCTTTCTGAAAAGAGTTATTATTCCATTGCAAATTCTTCTTTTAGGATTAAAGGTTACTGATGAGATAAGTATAAGCTGGAAAATGGTGTTTGCGCCTTTGGCTGTTTATCTGTTTTTCAACATATGGCTTATCGTATTAGCACTTATATCATTGGCTGGCAAAAGGCAATGATGCTGGTTTCTTTTTTGCTGTCAGCAGCTCCGAAGATATAAACAGACTATTTGCTAAAGGAGAAAAAAATGAGCAAAAAAGAAAAAATTGAGGTCATTAAAAGACTTATCAGGAAAGGCAAGAGATTCGCCGCAGAGGTGGCGTGTTTCGACTGGAAAATCGACATTAACGAGGTGCTTAAAGATGACGGACTGCTTAGAAGATACAATCAGAAAAATTGAGAGCAACAATCGGTTGATGGAGAATGCCCTGAACAGCAATAACGAGCTGTTGAAGGAGCTAAAGGAGAGCAGGGACGCAGACCTTGTTTCAATAAGGGGAGCAAGTGTACTGTTCGACACATCCCCCACTCATATTTACGAGCTGATAAAAACAGGAAAAATAGGGGTGGAGAAACGAGGCACAATGCGAGTATCAAAAAGGGAGGTTAAGGAATACTTTAATAAATTAAAACCTGCATACATTTAATTGTATGTTTTTGCCTGTTTCAAAAGAGCAGGCAAAAAAAGAAAAAAAATGTTTTTTACACTTGACAAAGTAAATTTATTGTGATACAGTAAAACCAGAAAAAGGAAAGTTCAGTCAACTGAACAATAGGGGGTAAATATGGAAGATAAAGAGAATGAGGAATTAGCTTCTACAGGCATGAATGTGTTCCAGAAGCTGTTATTGGCACGTTGTAAATTTCAAGAGCAGAATGTCAAGAAGTCGGGCAAAAATGCTTATTATGAGTATTTTGAGCTTGATGACATTATTCCGGTCTGTAATCTGATTTGCGCAGAGGTCAAGGCGGTCTGTGTTGTTCTTTTTAATAAAGAAGATGCGGAGCTTAATTTCATTGACTGCGAAAATCCCGAAAACTTTATTAGGTTTAAGACTCCTATGAGTACTGCCGACCTCAAGAATTGCCATGCGGTGCAGAATCTTGGTGCTGTGCAGACTTACTTGAAGCGGTATCTCTATATGCACTGTTTCGAGATTGCAGAGCATGACGGGCTTGACGGCATCAAACAGTTCACTATCGATGAAAATGCCATGAAGCTGATCAATTATATTTGGGAGCATAAGGCTAATTTAGGGGTTAATTATCAGACAGCCCTTGACTGTTTTAAAGATATGGGCGACTGCGAGGCAATGTACCATAGGTGCGTGAAATTTATCAGGGCTAAGGAAGAGGCAGACAAAAAGAAGGCCGAAGGAGAGAAAAAATGAGCGAAAACACAGAGTTCAGAAAAGATTATTACATTACAAAAAATTCAAGTTACTACGGAAGCACAAACGACTATCTGGTTCCAGAGGACATTACAGTAACAATCACATTGAAGGAATACAGAGACCTTGTAAAACTTTCAGGAACACATGAATACCTTTTGAAAAAAGAGAAGGAAGAATGCGAGGCCAAATTGAAAGCTAAGACTGATGAGATACAGGCTTTGCAGATAAAGATTGATACACTCCTGTCTGCCATCAACAAGGCACAGGGAGAGGAGGAAGAAGCATGAGCGGACAGACTTTATACAAGATTACAGATGACATACTGGAGTTTGACAAACTCCTGAATGATATTGTGGACGAGGACGGCAACCCGAGAAAGCCTACAGATGAGGAGATGAAGACCCTTGAGGCATGGTGTGATCAGAATCTTGAAAATTTCACAAACAAGATAGACAGCTATTGCCGATATATCCGAAATCTGGAGCTGGCAGCTAAAAACACAAAGTCAGAGTATGACAACTTCAAAGACGAGGTGAATAGACTTTCCAAGAGGAAAACAGCCTACGAGAACAAGGCAAGGACTGTTAAAGGGCTGCTCTGGTATTGTCTGCAAAGATTGGGGCTTGACGGGTACAAGACTGATTATTTCAGCATAAAGGAACAAAATACACGGCCATCGGTCACAATAGCGGTGGATGCGGACTTGTCCCTTGTGCCTGATAAATACCTTAAACCTCGGGAGCTTGACACTACAGCTATTATTGACGGCATAAAGGCCGGGGAGCTTGTGCAGAGTGATAACCCTCTGCATAGAGGCAAGATTTATATGGTGGGAGCAGATGGGGAACCTGTCGAGATCAAGGGTGTCTTCTGTCTCTCCGGAAAGGCTTTATATATAAGGTGATGATATGAATGTAAACAGAGTAATCATTGAGGGACGGCTTGTAAAAGATGCCGTCCTCAAATATACGGGGTCGGGGACTGCTATTTGTGAGTTTTCCATAGCTCATAACCGTTCTACTAAGAAAGACGGTCAATGGGTAGATGTGCCACATTATTTCAATGCTGCTATTTATGGCAAGCTGGCAGAGAGTTTCTCTAAGTACCTTGTTAAAGGGAAAAAGGTCACAGTTGACGGGATTCTTATACAGAACAAGTGGAAGGATGGAAACGGCAACACCCGATCAGATGTGAGGATTGCAGGGGAGAATGTCAGCTTTGACTTCCCCAAAAATGAGAGTGCAGGAGGCGGGAATAGCGGAGCAAGTGTTGTTGCGCCGCCAGAGCCTGATCATTTTGACGATGATGGAATACCATTCTGAAAAGAACGGACATAAATCTCCTATGTTCATATCCACGGGACTTTGGAACCTATCCCGTAGGACGAGGCGAGCCCGAGCCGCTTAATCGGGCATTTTATTATGGAACTGATATTAAAGTACATTGCTGATGACAAAAAACTGATATTCGAGTTTCCCGACGGAGTAAGCAAGGATAAACTGCTTAAACTTCTGGGGGAGTGTGTTAAGAACTCCAACGGGTACGCCAAAGTATCTATAGGCAGGGTTTACAGGCAGAGGACAACGGGGGAGAGAAGCCAGAACAACCTTTTCCACTTCTTGTGCAGCGTTATAGCACAGTACACAGGAAACGACATGGGGGATGTCTAGAACGGGCTGAAAGATATGGCTGTAAACAGGGGTTATCCGTACTATGTAAATCCTATTTCAAGGAAAGTAACAGGAAGGTCGAGCGCAAGCGTTGATACTGTGCAGATGAGTATGCTTATAGATACAGCATATCAGTATATAGCAGAGAACGATATACCTGTACCGCCCAATCCTTATGAGGGGCATGATGAATAAGACACAGGTGGAACAGAGAGAAGAAGCGTACGGCAGGAGCGGCGGCGTATGCGAGGTTTGCGGGAAGCCGCTTACTTCAGGTACTATGCAGGCAGGGCATAGAATAGGCAATACAAAGGCGTGGAGGGCTAAATTCGGCAGCTTTGTTATAGATCATCCCCTTAACGTCGGGTACTGCTGTAGTCTGCAATGCAACAGCAAACTGGATATTTCTTTTGACAGAGGGAAAGTGCTTGCCCTTCTGGTCAAGATTGCCACTTACGAGCTTGAGAAACATCAGGGCAAAGAGTGGTAAATTCCCTATGGATAAAAAAATAAATATATGATAAAATAATATTTGAGGGGATATATGAGAAAAGGGATGCCGAGCAAGAGGGCAGGACGCAAGTTTTCGGACAAAGAACATTATCACGTTGGGGTACGGCTGTATCCGTCCGAGAAAGAAAAGCTAAAATATCTTTTTTCTGCCAGCGGTAAAAAATCTGTTTCTGCCTACATTATAGCCCTGTTGCTTGATTACAAGGGAAATCCCAAGAACAGGGAAAAACAGCCAGGCGTTCATACAGATAATTTTTCTCTATGTGTTCCGTATAAAGAGCAGTGGAATATCATCAAGCAGAAGGCCGAGGATGCAGGGATGAGTATTTCCGGCTATATTGCTTCTGTGATTGCAGAACAGTAATTTTAAAAGGAGTCATCAAGGGGTATAACAACTACCAACGCTGATTACAACAGATTCAGCATGATATGGCAGATGTGCCGTGATGCCGTAGAAGGCGAAAGTTCAATCAAGGGTGAACGTAGACAGAATTATCTGCCTAAGCCCGATGGAATGAGTGACGATGAATACAACGGATATGTAACGAGGGCCGAGTTCTGTCCGTTTGCTGGAAGAACCCTTGATGGTGTTCATGGTCTCATGTTCAGAAAACAGGTAGATGTCAAAGTTCCAAAAGGGACAGATAAATATATTGAGAACGTTGACGGTAAAGGCAGCCCTTTGGGGATGTTCATCAGCGATTGTTCCAGAGACTGTATGATCACAGGCTGGGGCGGTTTCCTCGTAGATGCTCCATCAGCAGAAAATATTTCCCAAAAACAGGCTGAAGAAAACGAGGTATTCCCATACCTTGTTTTTTACCGTGCGGAGCAGATTATCAATGTCCAGACAAAGACTGTAGGCCGGAAGCGGATAATATCTCTTGTTGTCCTGCATGAGAAGCATAGCAAAGTCTCTACTTCAGATGAATTTACAGTTGAGGTCAAAGATATGTACAGAGTGCTCCGGCTCGTAGATGGTGTATACTTTCAGACTCTTTATGATAAAGATATGAAAATAATAAGCAATGTACCACCAAAGAAAGCCGGAAAAACAATGTCATATATTCCTTTTTATTTCGCTCCGGGGGAAAAGCCGTCTTCCCCTATGTTCCTCCCTGTTATTGATGTGAATCTTGCGTGGTATAGGAAATCGGCAGACCTTGAGAACGGGCTGCACTGGACTGGTGTTCCTACACCGTATGCTTTAGGATATACGCCAGAGACAACTGTAGACGATAACGGTGAGATTGTGGCCAAAAACAAACTAAAGTTGGGGGGCAGTCAGTTCCTTTGTTTTCCCGAAGAAGTAAAAAGTGTAGGCTATCTGGAGTTCAGCGGCGCAGGATTATCGCATATTGAGGGTGCTATGGAAAAGGATGAAACCCGGATGTCGATTCTTGGGGCAAAAATAATAGCACAAGAAAAAAAAGGAGTGGAGAGCGCGGAAACTGCCCGTATAGGCAGGGCAAGCGAGAACTCTGTAGTTGCTGCTTTCGCAAACAAGATGAGTGATGTTTTCACTGCAATTCTCAGGGAGCTTATTGAATGGTCTTCAAGCGATAAGGTGGATTTGCAGGAATGTAAGGTTTCCATAAGTACTGATTATGATGTATCAAGAATGTCCCCGGCAGAGCTTACGGCTCTTGTTTCTGCATGGCAGTCTGGCGGTATATCTGCACAGATACTCTACGACAACTTGGTTGAGGGAGAGCTTATCCGTAACAAGTCTTTTGAGGATATGCAGGAGGAGATTGCAGAAGAAATATCAAAGCGCAATGTAGGAGCCTGATAATGGCATATATTGTCGATGATTATATTCTGCACCAGATAGAGCTTGAGAAGGTCAAGAATGGTATCGTTGCGCAGGTTTTAAACACCCTTGACGATGCCAATAAAGCAATCAGAAAAGAACTGTATAAGACAAAAGGTGTATACACTAAAAAGCGGTACTCCGAAATATCCTTGTACCTCAAGGAGAAATCCGCCGCCCTTAAAAAAGGGGTGGAGGATGATATTGATGTCCAGGACTTCATCGAATATGAGCTGGCAGCTCAGCAGAGGATACTCAAAAAGCATACTGGCAATGTATTTGCCAGCTTCGTATTTCCAAACGCAAGGCAGGTTGTTTCCGCCGCCCTTTTCAAGCCGCTTACAGACAATACCACATTCCAGAGCTATCTTGAATCTATAAGCGATCAGCTTTTCAGCACTTGGGACAGTGCGATAAGGACAGGCTATCTTACTGGAATGACAAGCCAGCAGATATGCAGGCAGGTTCTTGGAACGGTTGCAAAAAACGCAAGAGTTGCCGAGGCCGGAACTATATACACACTTAGGAAGTCGCTTACTCTGAATACTCGAACTGCATTGCAGGCATTTGCGAGCGAGGCGAGAGATAAGGTATACGAAAAGAATGATAATATGTTTTCGGGGTATCAATGGGTTGCCACTCTCGACAGCAGAAGTTGCCTTGTCTGTGGACAGCTTGACGGCGAAATCAGAAAACACATTAAAGACTTTCCGCCTACACCTCTGCATCATAACTGCCGATGCCTTAAGATTCCTATAATCAAAGGTTACGAGGATCTACTTTATGACGGTGTAAGAGAGAGCGAGAACGGCGAGGTTGACGGGAAATTGACCTACTCGGACTGGCTCGAAAGGCAGAGCGAAGAAGTCCAGAGGGATATTCTGGGTAAATCAAGGTACAATCTTTATAAAAATGGGGGAAAAATCAGCAGTTTTGTTGATGATGGCAGAATCTTGACACTTGCAGAGCTAAAAACAAGCTAAAACACTTGATAAAATAAAATCAAAATGGTAAAATTAGGTATCAAATACATAGGAGGTTAAAAATGGAATGGAAGCAATAGGAAAAGAGGTTATCAACCTCCTTTCAGAAATCCTTGCGGGTTTGATTGTGTGGGCAATCATCTCTTGGATAGAAAAAGGAAGAAAATAACCTCTTGAAAACAACCTGGCCGCCCGTGAAAACGGGTGGTCGCTTCCAATCCTAATGCAAAAGCATGGAATTGTCAAATGTTTTTCACATTATAAGGGTAGGGCTTATCATAGGGATAGCCGTATTCCTTGCTAAGAAATGAATTTGTTCGGCTGACCGAGCAGATTTATATTGATAAAATAAATTTATTATGTTATAATGTAAAAGGGTAAAAAGATGGAAGTAAAATTTTTCACAAGCTATTTTGCTAAAATGGCGAAGCGGAAAAAGCTCCCCGATGATGTCTATATTGCTGTGTCCAGAACCTTTTTCTGCCCTCTTAAAGATCAGGACGGGAACAGAGTAGAAGATACGATAGATTATCATTTTCCAAATGTAGGGTGTAGTTGGGAGTATGACAAATATAAGAAAAATGTAAGGCATGATGAGGTTGAATATTTAGCCGATTTTCTGAAGCCTGAAAACTGGACGCCCGATGATAAAAATTCAAAGAGTGTTAATGTTTTCCTGCTGTGTTTTGAGAACTTAAAGGCTAAATATACAAAAAAGGACGAAGAAAAGTACTCTGATTGCAAAGCTGGAGAATATAAAAAGTGTCACCGTACATTACTTGCTGAAATGCTGCGTGATGAATTTGGTATTGAATCGAGCGAGTATGAATACGGTATGGCAGAATAAGGAGGCTTACAAGGGCTGGTAATTTAAGAGGCACAGCAAATGCTGCTGCACAGAGAGCAAGAGGAGCTGGAAGAACTGCAAGAGTTGTACAGATGGCTCGTGGTGGATATGCCGTACAGGGCTCTTACCGGAATGGTAATGAGTTCATAACAGGCGATTGGGCTAATCGTGGCGACGCCCAGAGAGCTGCTGATCGAATCGTTTCTAACGGTGGCGGTCACTAATGTCATTAGAGGCACTTGAGCAGAAGGTCAGAAAGTCCGTAGAGATGATTAAGGCCAGAGCCCTGATAAGTAATATTATTATAGGCTTGTCTGGTGGAAAAGATTCTTTGTGCCTCTGTGAGCTTGTAAAGATGGCAGGGGTCAAAAGCCCCTGCTATTTTAATATGGAGTTTCTTCCGGGCTTGCGCGTACAACATGATATGCTTGAGTATGCTTGCCAGCGTTTCAATATCAATTATGATGATATTCTGAAAGTTCCTTCCGAACATTATATCAAAAGTATGCACTATTCGGCGTATACCTGGTATTCCCCAAAGGCAAAGAAAACATTTCCGAACTGTTCAAGGACAGATGTGTTTAGAAGTGTAGCTGGACGTTTGAAAGGCACAGTTATTACAGGGGTAAAAAGGGCCGATGGCATGATGATGACCCGCATGATAAATAACAATAGGGGTGTGTGCCTCTATCCTATGGCCGACTGGACTTTGAAAGATGTTTTTTCTTTTATGGAGATACGGAAAATCAAGATACCAGAGCTCACCAAGAAAGGCTGCCGTGGCGTGGGGCTGGAATATGGTGATCTTAAATTCATAGCCGATAACTACCCGGATGATTATGAGAAGATAACATCTGTTTTTCCCTTTGCCCCTGTAATCTTGAAGACTGTTGAATATTTCGACCTACATAAGAGCATGAGAATAATATGATCAAGCAATTAGAGAGCATAAAGATTAAGAGAAGTCAGATTAAACTTGCAGGGTATAATCCCCGAAAGATAACCGCGGAAAACAAGAAAAAGCTGGAAAAGAATATGGAGCAGTACGGGCTCATGGGCGGGCTGGTCTGGAATGAGACCACGGGAAACCTTGTGTCCGGTCATCAGAGAATATCCATTCTCGATAAGCAGAACAAATATAAGAAAGGCGATAAAAAGACCGATTATGATGTACTGGTTACTAAAGTAAACCTGACTTTAGAGCAGGAGAAAGAGCAGAACATTTTCTTTAACAATGCTCTTGCGCAGGGTATTTTTGACGATGCTAAGCTGGAAAAGCTGATGAAGGAGATTAAATTCTCCGAGAAAACAGGCTTTTCTAAAAAGGAGCAGATAAGCTATCTTCACAACACAGAGCTTACCGAAGATGAGTACAGGAAGATATGCGAGCAGGTGGCAGAGACCACCCAGAGCATACAGCAGATGCACACCGACAGGGTAAAAGAAGTCGATGCCAACTATGTAGTCCTTGTCTTCAAGAACAGGGGGGACAAGCAGACTTTGATTGACAATTTAGGAATACAGCTTGACGACGGGCGTTTTTGCAATGCCCATGATTTCCTTGAGCAGTTATATGAGGAATACCAGAAAGGCCTCGGTTGATATTTTTTTCCACCCTATTAAAAGGAGCAGCTAAGGGGAAACAAAAACAGCGGGAGAAAGCGGGAAGAGCGGCACGATTTTGAAAAGCTCGCCGCAAAACTCCGGCAATATACAGATAATACGGAATTACCAATCCTCAAAGAGTTCTGTTTCCAGAACGATGTCGATTATAAATATTTCCTGAACCTATGCGCAGAGAATGAGAAACTTGACAAGGAAAGGAACAGGTGTCTGTGCAAGAAGGAAGTTGTACTCGAACGGGCACTTATGTCGGGTGCAAACAATTCCGCGTTCATATTCCAGCTCAAGCAGCTTGGCTGGAAGGACAACCCGGAGCCTGTAGTCATCAATAATACAGTCAACAACAAGCAGGACAGCAAGACAAGAACCGACGCTCTTGACAAGCTATCAGACAAGGAGCTGGAGGAGCTGGAAAAGCTCTATCAGAAGATGGATGAATCACAGGAAAACCCTACCGAATAAGCTCAACCTATCATATCAGAAATTTGACACAGATTATATAAAGAAAAGACTGGCAAGAAATCACCACGTCCGATATATGCAGTTTATGTGGCAGAAGATGTCGGAAAAGTTCCTTGTAGGTATTCATACCCGGGAGATATGCTGGCTTATTGATGACGCAATAGAAAAGCTGCGGCAGGGGGAGAGTACTTTCCTTGTGATAAAAGTTCCGTTCCGTCACGGCAAGTCTGATATGATCTCAAGATTTCTGCCTTCTCATTTTCTGGGAGAGTTCCCTGATAAAGAAGTAATGCTTGTAACCTATGCCTCGTCACTTGCCGAAGGCTTCTCAAGATATGCAAGAAACCTTATAAGGTCGCCTGAATATAAGGAGCTTTATCCTGAAACTGAGATCAGCAGGGAGAATGGCGGCGTACAGCAATGGGGAATACAGGGCAGGCTTGGCGGGTGTGTTGCAAGCGGACTTACAAGCGGACTCACGGGAAAGGGCTATCATCTCGGCCTTCTTGATGACTTCAATGCCAGCCGTGCAGATGCGGAGAGCGAAGTTATCCGCAACAGTCAATGGGAGCACTTCACAAACGACTTCCTGACAAGACGGGCACCAGAGTCAATAACTATCGTTCTTGCTACACCGTGGCACAAGGACGACATAATAGGCAGAATAGAGGAGAAGATAAACCCTGATTCTGACAAGTACGACCCTGAATTTCCTCCGTTCAAGATTGTTTCGTTCCCTGCAAAGGGCGGCGAGGTTGATGTACATGACGCGGACGGAAACCTCCAGCATATCAAGTATGATTATCTTTTTCCTGAAAGGTTCAGCAACGACTGGTACGCCCAGCAGTTCGCCTCTCTCGGCACTTATTCGGCAGCAGCCCTCCTGCAATGCAACCCTATTGTCCGTGGCGGTAATCTTGTGGATGTATCAAAAGTAAAGATACATGATGATATTAAAGACTTCCCACAGATTAAGTATTATCGTATCTGGGACTTGGCTCATTCAGCAAAGCAGAGGATGAAAGATGATCCAGACTGGACATCTGGCACGTTGCTTGGATTTAGGAAGGTCAACGGGCTCTGGGAATTGTGGATAAAGAATGTAGGCAGGATAAGGCAGGAAGCGCCGCAGCGTGACGGGTTTATTTTTGCCGTAACAGAACAGGACGGAGATTGTGTTTCTATCGGCGTTGAGCAAAGTGCCGATGCCAAAGATGCAGTTACTGTAGTAAGGTATGCCACAAAGGGGCGGCGCATTGTCAAAGGTATAAAAACACAAGGGGATAAGGTCGCAAGGTTCAGTCCGTTAGAGCCGATATTCGAGGCAGGAAACGTACAT